GATCCCCTCGTTGAATTTAAAGTAAACACCCAAGTCGACTTTATTTGTTACATCATCATATTTGACATTATCAGTATTTGTGCCTCCGCCAATTTGATCTCTGTAATATCGGCCGATTTGTTGTGCATCTCTTTCTGTCTTCCAATATCTGAACTCGTCGAAGGAGGCAGAGACGATATTGGCCAGGCCTTTCGTTATGCCAGTAGTTAAGTGGCCGCTTGCGCCGATAGTGCCGTTAAGAGAGCCTGTGAATGCGCTTACAGTACTGGCAGATTCAACGCGGTGCGCATGCGCGCCATCAACATAAAGATTGGCAATTGTTTTTGTCCCACTCTTTTTTAATGCGACAGCATAGTGGTGCCAAACCCCGTCTGCGATAGTGGTTAGGCCGGTGTCAAAAGATAAGGTGAAGCTGACCTCTGAGGCTCTATTAATAGTTACGAACAAACCGCTCGCACCCATGGCGCCGGCGACCCAAATAGTGAAGTACTCATAATTCAGCGCTGAAGTGGAATAATTACTGAATATATATTCATATATCGACGCGCTGGTGCTTTCAAAACCATCTTTTTTCATCCAGAATTCAACTGTGGCACCCTTGTCTAAATCAAATTCTAAGTTATTAGTCTTCTGGCTGGCAGTGTGATATACATTTGCTTTTGAAATTCCCGTCTTAGATGGGCCGGCAGAGAATTCACTTTTATAATCCCCGCCTGGATCCGCATGCGGGCCACCAGCAAATGTAATATATTCTGGACTGGATGAAGAATAATGAAATGTAACGGGGACTGTTGCAGTTCGAGTGCTTGTTGTGCCATTAAAGGTCACAAAACCGTTTGTCCGAGGATATTCGTTTTCAAACAGGAATAAGTCTAAATAAGTGCTATTATTTTCCCACTCAATCTTTTCTGCCCTAGAGCCGTCATACGGATAAGTTTGGTAGATCCGCTTGATTGCCTGGTCGTAATATTCTTCGGCCTGGCCGAAGCGCGCGAAATTAGACGCAGTTGCGAAATCGGTGTCAGGCACAAACTGTGCGCGCTTGGCGGAGTATGCCTCAACAAATCGGGGGGACTCTAGATCCTCTCTAAGATTGTCTTGAGACTTATTCTTAAGAAACTTTAATGAATAACCTTTATCGAATAGCTCTTTAACACTCATGAATTAAACCCAACTTTATATTAATTATCTTCGACTCTAAATTTAAACACCTCTTCTTGCTCTCGCCACCCATCTGAATTGTGGTATGCAAGTTTAATGCCATACATATAACCAGGCTCTAGCAGCGACATATCTAAATCAAAATAGCTTCCAGATATATCATAAGATAAGTAGGTATGGTAAGTTGTGCTTCCGGTCGAATGGTTTATAATGGTTTCCTCGTCTATTGTTCGAATAACTTCATATGAAGCGCTTTGCATAATCGTGTTTTCTATTTCCGTAGAAGCAACTGTATAAACAGTTGGACTAAAATTGCGGGCCCTGCTATAAACTCTAAACCTCTCTTTTTCCTCTTTTGAGTATTTTGGTTTTAAATTAGTAATTTTTGACACATTTTGGTTATATTGATTCCAGCCTGGCGAAGACAGTGTTTTTGGCTTTATAGAGCCGGTCATATATTCTTGGCCATCGTTGGCGGCATGCCAAACATCATATATTGTTTTTAAAGTAGAAGAGCCGGTATAAGCAAAAGAAGCCGTATAAGTGCCCGTGGCGACCCAGCCGCCAGTTACATTATACAAATCAGTAGAATTTACGCCAATATTAGTTGCGCCGGCAAGTTGGTCATCAACACTCAGTTGTAATTTAGGACCACTCGGCGAGAGATCATCGGCAGAGCCGGAATAAACACTAACATATATTAGGCCCGTGCCGATTACAGGAATGTCCTTAAGCTGTCCACGGACGTAGTTATAGAGATATAGTTTGTTTAAATTATCAATGCTTGGGGCCAAAGAGCTACTATAATAAAAATTCCCGCGGTCGTCGGCCTTTCTAGAATCCCATCTAGCCTCAATCACGGGTCGCTTAAAGAAAAATTCACTTGAACGAGAAAAGAAACGCTTTGTGTAATAGCTTTTTTGGGGGCCGTCTGGATTGAGTAAGACTGATGCATCTGATGCTATTGTATAGGCTTCATAGCTAGATGTCAAAAAGACCCCAAAACCATTATTTGTCTGTGTTTCGCCAATCCACTCCTCAACGGCAGCCGTAACATCTAGTAATATATCTTCAGTGCCGCTTACAAAGTCAAACGTATAATTGGGCATCGTCTGGGCAGCAGTATATGAAGAGGAGTGATAATGTCCTCCGACAGTCGCCCATGGGCCATCACCGCCTGTAAAAGCCGTTACAGTTAATTTGGACCCTTCGGCAAAGTTTGTTACCGCATTGAGAACGTTGGCTACATTTCCGGCGGATCCAGTATCATCCATCGTTAAGGTGACAGTATAGGCACCAGTGCCCGCTTTTGCTGTAAGACCTATTGTCCCAGCAGCCAACGTTGAACCAGCTCCAGTGTCGGCGTTACCGTATTTAACTGCACTATTGGCAACACCGTTTATAGCATCAATTAAGGCGTCGCGAAGGGCGCCATCGTCGACTGGAATTTGCCTTGATATACCAAAAGTATTAGCGCCGGTGTCGTTGTTAACATTAGTGGTAGTATCAAACAGAAAAGTATATGTGACACCATCACCACCTGCGACAGTGGGCACCGTCATGGTGAACTTATCACCACTTGCATGACCACTTATATCAATCGCGTCGACTAATGTGGCTTTTGAAATAGTGCTGCCGGCGTTCATCCAGTTTGAGCCAGCAATATTATCCTTTGTTTTATCAGTATAGCCTTCCATATCCAGGCCAGTGCCTTCTTCCCAAGATTGTGATACAGCCAAAACATTAACAGTAAAACTCTCAGGCACCTGCTCAGAGTGTCTAGCATTAAACATTCTCAAATAAAAGCTCACGCTTCCAGAGCTAGGGATGGTTCCTGCTGCTCGGTCTGACGACATTGTACTCACTGGGAATCTCACCAGCACTCTTGAAAGTTCAGCCGAGCTAGTCGTCTGCTGGCCATAAATCGAAAACACCTCTAGTATGTCCGCGGCTCCCATATTGGAGCCCGTGGCACGAGTAGATAAATCTACTCCGTAAGCATTTGTAATTGTGTTGTCCTGGTCTGCATAATATTTTTTAATGGCCATTATTTAATAGTCCCCACAATATCTATATTCGGGTATTTTAATTCGTAAACGACGTTTTCAGGTGCGTATAAAATTCTACCGTCGGCCGAAATATAGTTGTTTAGGCTCAGTATCGTTGATGAATAATTTCCGCTCGATCGGTTTGTTAACTTAACATTTGTAACATCAACTATCTCTTCTAGGTTGTTTAGCCTATCATAAATTTTAGTTATATATATCGGCTGCCCAATATCCATTTTTTCTCTGAACATCTCTTCTATTTCTAATATTGCAACGTTTAAGGCCTCTGTCTTATCGGTCTCATAATCGACGACAGCAACAAAATCTATTTTGATATTAACAATTTTTGGGTTAAGGACATCAATCGTATCATTGATCATCCTATAATGGTTCAACCATGTTTTGACGTTGTTTTTAAGTACCTGGTTTGCCGCCAGTAAATGACCATCAGAATTTTCAGAAACAAGATAAAGATTTAAGTTCCTTTTAAATGAATCGTGATCTCTGATAATCCTCGCCCTTTTAATGTTGCCAAATTTAGAAGGCATTCGATAAATCAGCGCCTCGTAGTCTTCGGCCGTCACCGCTCTGTTCTGCGAAGCATAAACATCATTAATCCGCTGTCTAAGTTCTGATGCCGTTGGAAGACTGACGTCTCCTATAATAGGCTGTTCGTTGATTACTTCCAGACTTTCTTTCACAAAATCTAGCCTTGAGCTGTTTGTTGCCGCAGATTTAAATATTAAAAAAGGCTCCACGACAGACGTCAGGCCGCGGGTGGCGACGTTAACGTTATCGGTAGTATTGGTTCTATATTTGACAGTTAATATTGTGTTTGCCGGGGCGACGCCAAATTTATCAGTATTGAGAAGCTTTGACGGGTCGAAGCCTTCATCCGTTTCATAGTCTCTTCCATGCATTTTTAAGACAACGTTCGAGGGGTGGGAAACATTGTCCGTTTTCAAAGAGGTTTCTGACCCGTGGCCAAACTTTAAAAATATTGAACCATGTCTATTAAATGTAACAAATCTTCTTGGAACAGATGTGGTGACCATTATGCTTGGCACATATTGACTCGTAGAGGCGTCTTTGTTTATAACTGATTTGAAAACAGAGTCTTGTGATAAGTAATCCACCTCAAAATATTCATGGCCCTCAGAGTCCACCACAGACACGATTTCTGAAATGTCCGGATCAGAAAGAGAAACAGTTAAAAATCTTGTAAAATCTCCGACATTTATGGCTTCTGTGTTTATTTCACCCGAAATAACTCTTCCGTACGTTTTTACTGCGTAGGCGGTGGGCGCGCCAGTATCAGGGTCCGCGGTCGCGACGACAACTTCATTGTCTGAATTCGAGAAGTCTACTTCGTCTATTAAGGTAAATATTTGCCCGCCGGAGGAAGAAAATTTGCTTCCCTTTGCTAAAATAGGTAAATAATTTGTATCTGGTGTATTACCCGCGCTATTAACCGGGGCCAATATATATATCGCGATGGTGCCGAACGAGTTTGATCTTAAAGGGGCCCGATATCCTACTTGTTCACCTAAGCGTAAAATATTGTCATATTCTACGGCCGTGTCTAGAAAGGATTCATTAACTTGATAGTCCAAATAAAAGGATAGTATATCCCCAGAATAAGCAATAGTATCAAGCATTAAAGATCCGAAAGAGGCCTCAGAGAAGTCCTTATAAATATCTGGATAATACCTGCGAGCATAGTCGACTAGTCCTTGTTTGATTGTATTAAAATCGCGATTAGTATATTTTATTAACTTTTTGTCTTTCTTCGTCGTCATGATTAATTAATGTCCTCGCCCTGCAGTGTGATTGCAGCCTCAAGATTAACACTAGGTACCATATACTCAACAGAAACCGACAATGCATTGGCATCCTGTGGAAAGCCAGCGCTAGCCAAGGGGGTATTAAATGATATTTTTTGAATTTTTACAAAAGGCATATATCTATTCACCTGACGTGCAATACGTTGTCTCAGCTTGGCTTCTACCCCTGATTTTGGGTTGAACAAAAACTGTCTCACCCCAACTCCAAAATCCGGGTTCATGATTCTTTCGCCGGGAGCAGTTAAAAGCAAGTTCTTAAAATTCTGTTTTACCTGCTCTTTATAAGAAACCAACAAGGTGTAGAGGCCATGTTTGTCGTCTCTGTTTAGTGGCAATTCTGGTCCTATTCCTTGCATTTTTTTCCCTCTATAATTCAGTCAAACAAATATCGCTGCTCGAATCTTCATCCGGGTCGCCCATGATGTCATCATTAAGTTCTTCTTCTATTGCATCTATAAGTAGTAGCGCGATGTAAATCATACCAGGAACTGTACTGGGTGGGCCGGCGAAAAATGGCGGTGGGACGATGCCGCCGCCAAACGGCAACATTGAGGGCAACATTCCAAACCAAAGACCCGGCAGAAGAAACGGCGACTGGAAGATTTCGCGGAATTCTCTTTTTATACCCTTGCACTCATCCGGGTAGTTCGGGCATTCAGGGTCTCCGTTTAAGATTTTTCCAAACGTCTTCTCAACGAGATCTTTTTCATCCTGCGACTCCTGTAGCGATTCAGTAGCTTCGTTATAGTCACTTAAAACGTCGTTCAATTCGTCAATTCTAGCTTTTATATCTTGCCATGCAGATAGGTCGCTTCCGCTTATTCCAGCCGGGTCAGCGTCAGGATAGCTAAAGCTATAGTCTCCTATTTCCTGTGACGCGTCGTCAATTTCAACCTCTGATTGCAAATCAGGAGGCAACATACTAGCGTATGTTTTTAACAATTGAGTCTTTATTTTAACATCAATCGACGTCTGGGCGATCACCGTGCGCGCACTGGCCATGGCCGTTTGGGCGCCCTGGAGGCCCATATTCATAGAAGATTCTACTATTGTGATCGTAGTGGTTATAACCATGTTAGCAACATCAATAATTAATTTGGCTATAATAACCGCTGGATCTGTTACTTCAACAAAACCCTTTAGAATAAGCAATGGAGTCTTTAAAATAATCTCTAAAAGCTGTTTCGATAAGTCCGGCTCTTTACCTTGCGTGCCACTTTCAAGATCTCTAACCAGGTTACTTAGTTGATTGGCCACCTCGTCGGGGACATATTTGTAATCATCCGAGTTTTGAAATCCTTTAAGAATCGACTTTAAGGACAGCTTTGTTGTATCTAATATATCATCAGGGTTTGATATAAACCTAGACATGCCCGACGCTGCATATGAGAAGGCCGTGGCCATATATCGCTTCATGGGAAAGAGATGGTCGTACATCAACTTAAACTCTGGGGAGGTCTTAAGATCATCTACTAAATCTTGGGCAACATATTTATAATAAAATTGATGGAAATTGTTTAGCACGTGCTTTTTAGTATCTAGACTCAAGGGCTCAGTAAAATCTATGTTTTCCGCCCAATATCCGAGACCCTCTAAATCGTAAGACTGTTCGCCGATTTGGAAAGTAGAGCCATTGTCAGAAATTATTTGCCTTTCGATCTCAACAATAGGGATTTCTAATTCATCGTAATATGCCTTTTCTAGTTCACCACC